TGTGGCCCGGCTCATCCGGCGTCATGGTTTTATATAGGAGAACTGATCAATGCCAACGCATTTCACGAACGGTATTTCTGATACCGCACCGGGTGACCCACTTTATGAAATGGGCCAACTTGACCCGACCAACTATCTCACATTCTGGGACGATTTCATTGACGAGCCGTTCGCAACCGAATGGACGATCACAGCCGTTTCTGCCGGTACCGGAACCTCTGCCATCTCGACGCCTGATACACATGGCGGCATGGCCCTGATCACATCTGCGGACGCTGAAAACGACGGCATCTGGGCACAGAAGATCGCTGAAACTTTCCTGATGGCTTCCGGCAAAAAGACTTGGATCAAGACGCGCTTGAGCATTTCAGATGCCACGCAGTCTGACTGGATCGTCGGTCTTCACTCGACATCGACCACACCTCTGGCAGCTACAATGCGCTTCCTCTTCAAAAGTGAAGACGGTGCAGCCACTGTCGAGTTCAACAACGACAACAACACCACAGACAGCGACAGCGACACGGTCGCCACAATGTCGGACGCTACGTTTGTCACGCTGGGTGCTTACTACGATGGTGTCACATCCATCAAGCTGTACGCAGACGGTGTGCTGATCACCACGATGACCGGCATCACAGTACCTGCTGCTGAGATGGCTGTTGGCTTTGGTGCCATCAACGGATCGGCTTCCGTTGAGACAACCAACGTCGATTACATCCTCGTCGCGCAGGAGCGTTAAACCCATGATGTACCAACTGTCTAAGTCTGGTGCGGATTGGCTCATCGAAGTCACGGGAGCGGCGGACACTTCGCCGCTCTCAAAGTCCTTCAAGTCTCGCGATGCTGCTGAGAAGTGGCAAGCAGACATTGCATCCGGCGCGGAAGATCGCCCGGTCCTGCAAAAGAAGGGCGAAGCTGGGGTGGTGGATAAAATTATCGCGGCAGTCAAACCAAAACGCAAACCAAAACGCAAACCTAAATAGGCCGCGACCAAGAAATAACGGCTACCACATATGAAGAGGAAATAAAGATGTCCCGACCAAAGGTCATCACTCTCACCCCCGACGCGCTGGATCGCAACGGTATCTCCACGACTGAGACCCTGCTGGCCACGCGATTGGATTTTTTGATCAACGGTGCCTTGTCCACAGGCTTTGATGCTGACGGCATCTGCGCAGCCCAGACAACTGCGGGGGCCACGGCGCTCACGTTGAATGGTGCGTTGGGTGTCGATTTTCACACACGCAAAGGTGTCTATATTCTGATTGCCGCCGCAACCGCCGACAACACGGGCGTCATATTCACCGTTGTTGGAGAGGACGACAGAGGCAACCGAATTTCAGAAGCCATCACCGGGCCTGATAATGGGCTGACGGTTTTAGGTTCCACCAAATTCTGGCACGTCACCTCAGTCACACCGGACGGCGCTGTCGATGGTAACGTGACGGTCGGCGTCAACGGTTACGTCGAATTTTCGACCCCCCAACACGTGGCCCAATATTCAGCCGGTGACGACACGGGTGACACTTACACGGCGCGGGGTTACGACCGCTACGGTAACGAGGTTACCGACAGCATCACAGGCGTCAACGCCGGGACCAGCACCACACAGGATCAGAACTTCGCTTGGGTGGATCGCGTATCATCCAGCGGCGCATCAACTGGTGCCGTCGAGAGTGGTTCTGATGGTGTCTGCGAAAGCGCATGGTTCGTCCTTAATTATCGCGGACCAGATTTCAACGTCGCTATCGGTTGCACAACAGCCGGTGCCACTTACGCGATGCAACACACCTTCACAAATGTCTTGGCAACAGGCTTCGCGGAAAACGATGCGGTGGTCCTGACCCACTCGACGCTGACCGGCGAGACCACCAACCAAGACGGCAACTACACCAACTCACCCGTCGCCACGCGGCTTGCTATTACAACAGCGGGAACCACGCCAGTGACTGCGACGATCATCCACGCAGGGAGGAGCTAATGTCGATTTCCAGCCTTAAAGTCACAACAGATGTTGATGGCGAATACACCCTGCCAGAAATCATGGAGCTTCTGGGCAGTCCCAAGAAGCTCAAGGATGCCCTTGGTGACCTTGAGAAGACTGCCAAAGATGCCAACAAGGCGTTGAAGGCTCTGAAAGCCGCCACGGTAGAACGTGATGGCATCATGGCACAAAGCGCGAAGGAACGGGCCAGTGAGATCGCTGCCATCCAGAAAGACAAGATCGCTCTGGAAGCCGCGTGGAAACGCCTTGACGATGACACGGCAGTAAAAAACGCCAACCATCAGGACGGTGTAAAAGTCGTGCGCGAAGCTGAACGTCTCTTGAAACTTGGCCAAGCACAGTTGAAGGCAGATCAGAAAACCCTCGCTGATGCACGGGTATCCATGCTGCGCCAAGGCGCTTCGACGGAAGAAGATATGGAGCTTCTGCGGATCGCCAACACAGACCTGCGCAAATCTTCAGCCGATATTAAACTCAAAGCAGATCAAAGAGTGGCCGACGTTGAAGAGCGCATGGCCGAAATGCGGAGGGTACTTGGCTAATGAGCCTTGAGGGCGGCGTCAGCAGGACGACCGACGACACATCCAACGCGGAGACAATGACCCTCGCCGCGACAACAACGACAGGCACAAGCACATACACGATTGGCGTTCTTAATATCCGTGAGGATCAGTAATGAAAAAGAAACGCGACTACAAAAAAGAATACCGGGAAAATCACAAGCCCAACCTGAAGGACAATAATGCCCGGCACCGGGCACGATACGCCGCTGAAAAAGCTGGCAAGGTTCACAAGGGTGATGGTAAAGAAATAGACCACAAGAACAACAATCCGCGTGACAATTCGTCGGGCAATACTAGAGTGATGTCTAAAGCAGCAAACCGGGCACGGCCTAGAAGGAAAATCATATGAAAAAGAAAAATACGCCCCTGCCCGTCAAGGTGAAAGACCGTAAAACGGGCAAACACAAAAGGGCAAAGTCAGAGCATCTTGAACATGGTAATCGTGTGGCTGGCGATGCAGAAAATATAGAAAACCATATGATAGCGAAATTTGGCCCTGAAGGTAGTTCTAGTATTACAAGTGATGCGGTAGGACGGGCGCACACTCTTTTCCGCCAAGGTGAAAAGGCCGCTCGTATAAAGAACAACCGGAAGATTGCCAAAGCTAAAAAGGGTTACGCCCAAGGCGGTCTCGCCAAGAAAAGGTACATCTGATGGCAGCACCAACAACATCAGGCACGGTTGCTTTCAAACTGGACATCCTCCAGATTTGTGAAGAGGCCTACGAACGCGCCGGGACTGAGATGCGGACAGGTTACGACCTGCGCTCCGCGCGGCGAAGCCTTGAGTTGATGATGCTGGACTGGGTGAACCGTGGCCTGAACCTCTGGACGGTGACAGAGACCACGCTGGATTTGGTCGCGGGGACCAAGACTTACACACTGGCCGACGACTGTATTGACGTGCTGGACGCTGTCGTCCGGACTGATGTCGGTGATGCCACCCAGACAGATTTCAACCTGACCCGCCTGTCGGTATCCACCTACGCGCAGACATCCAACAAGAACACTGAGAG